GCAGCAACAGTAGTAAACACCATTGATGGAGTAGCTGTCCTGCCGCTACCATCAGATATTGTTGGGGGAGGATTGAACGTTACTGGTCCTGTTATTGCGCCTCCAGATAAAGGCAGGAATGGTCCTTGTCCACTTACTGTTGAATTAAGTTGCTGTAGAGTAACGGCGTGCAGATTTTGTGTAGCATTGCCAGACAATGTTAGTGGACCAGTAAGTGTTCCACCAACAATAGGTAGAAATGGTCCCTGACCACTAACTGTTGCATTAAGTTGCTGAAGAGTAACGGGCTGTAATGGAAAGGCAGCATTACCATATAGTGTTAGCGGACCAGTAAGTGTTCCTCCAGAAAGTGGAAGATACGGTCCGCCAAAAGTAGTTACATAATTTTGTAATGCTTCTATCTCATCTTTAGCATGTTGGAAGTTTTGCCTAACTGATGAAGTATAAGCTTGACCATAGGTAGGTTTGGACGGATCAATATTAGACATTGGCTGTCCTCCTTACGGTATCGCCGGAACATTTGATTCCGGCCGACGCGCCAGTATTCCGATATTAAAACCAAAGTAGATACCTTGGTTTTGAAACCCAAATGTATGGGCAGAATTAACTAATTCAGGCCATATTCTAACTCCTGCTGCTCTGGGTATTATCTTATCAATGATAGCGAAACGTGGATCAGCAGTGGTGATGGTCAGATCATTGATTAATAGCGATGCTTCCGCATCCATCATATCCATTACTGTAGTGCCAGTAACACCAAGTGCAAAGTTCACTATAGTAATGATATCGTTCGCAGTTCCGTGTGCATTGTTTAAAGCGATCTTGTTTAATATTGCTTGACGATATTCCACATCCCCCATTGTGCGACTAGTTGCATATGGTTCTCTATCATGTCTAATTCTTGCTTGATTGAAGCCTTTACCGGCTGGCTGCGAAATGAAACCAAAGAATGGTAGGAATACTGTATTGTCTAATTCACGATCAATACCAACAATATTCCCTACACCATCTAATTGAACACCTTCAGATGTTAGAATGCCACGTTTAGTTAGTAAGTCATATTGCGCTTGATCAAGTAAATCTAATGGTGGGTAAAATGCTTTGACATAACCTTCTGTATATTGTTTCCCTACATGCTGCGCAAGGAAATGTGACCAAGCAACTTCGCTATGAATATGAGGAAAACCAAACGGAAGAATAACATCTTGTGCTGCGCCAATAGGACTAATGCCTATGGCGAGTTGGCCAATAACTCCTGTAGTAGTGTTTGACATTATGCTGTTGTCGTATCTGTTACTAGACCATAGTTAACTAAAGCTGCAATAACAGAAGTCAATGCAGCATTGGAACCTTTAGCGCCAGTCAAAGTTGGTTTAGCAATAGGCGTAGCTGCATTAAACCCAAGCTTGGCTGTAGCTATTCCTCCTATCATAATACCTTGGGTTGGATCAATTAGGCTTATAGTTCCATATGTTCCTGTTGGTCTAGCAATCATAAGAAACGAATTAACAGCAGTGCCTGCTCCACCATCTTGAATTTGTAATAATGATCCATTCTGAGAATTAATGTTAACACCGCCAGTGCCTAGGGCACGCAATACAAGATTGGCTGGGGTTCCCGTTCCCGTTAAAGCAATAGTAACAGCGCCTGCTGATCCATTAATTTGAATATAATTCGCATTGCCTTGCGGTCCAATGTTAACAATACCACCAATATTTACATTACTTTGAACAGTAAAAGCGGCACCGACGAAGGTGTTCAGGTAGGCCGCGGAGTGCGTAACGGTGCCGGAGAAGGTGATCGGGCCGCCGCTGGTGATGCCGGCGGGACTGTAGAGCAGCTCGTCAACCTGGAACTTGCCGGTGAGGTGGAAGCCGCCGGCCGCAGCGAACAACGAGGTGTCCCAGAAGATATCCCGCAGTGGCGCGAACCGCACCCGCATACCGGCATTCATCGCAATACCAGCCGCACCGGTCATCTGCACACCTTGTGTTAAGTCAATCGCCGCGACCGACCATGCGGCGGAGGCGTTGAACAGCCGCTTGAAGGACACGCGCGAGGTGTCCCCCCACACTGCATAAGCAGCATTAACCACGCTGTCGTTGCCAGCATAGCCGCGCGCAGGATAGAAATTCAGCGTCATACCGACTCGACTGCCGTTTGCGCCGAATGCTGTTTGATCATCCGGCCCAGCGCATTCCAAGTCCAGCTCGTAGCCCGTCAAAGGCCCAGCGATGGAACTAGGCTGATTAGTGAAGTCCACCACCGAAGCGATGAACGCCATGCTGGGGACGTTGACGCTACGAGTGTATTTGCGAACCTGGGTATAACGCGCCACAACGTGAGTGTTGGAGGAATTGTCTACTCCACCCACGACATTGTAGTTTACGTCATCGAAGTTGTTCCACAACTCCTGCGCGCAGGGGACGGTGATGTTCGCGGTGTTCACCTGCTGGTGCGGCGAGCCGGTCATCGCCGTGCTGTAGTTCTTGGTCAGGTTGAGCTGGTCACCCGCGGTGGTGGTGACGCTAGTCACGTTACCAGTTAGCGCACCTCCCCTCAACGGTAAGAAGGGGCCACTAGTCACTATTGAGTCATTATTGTCTAGTTTTCTGGCCCACCAACTATTCCATTCATCAGAAGTTGGAATATCACCGTCTTTCCAACCAGGAGCAGCAGACATTACCTATCCCTTACAAAGATGATACCGTTACAGAAACTCTAACCAAATCAAAACGCGCAAGTTCACGAACAGCAATAGGAACATTGCTAGAACTAAAGTCGCCAGGAGCAGGAGTTGTAGTTGCGTCAGGTTCCACTGCAATTGAAATTGATATATTGCCCACTCCAGATACTGCTTGATATATCGGACCGTAGAACCTTTGAATGATTATATCTGTTCCGACACCAAATAGATTTCCAGTATCAACTATAATTTGTTGAACAACTTGAGGACCATTAGACGGAAACACTTCTTCATTATACAACGAAAGAATACAATTCACCCATACATATACTGGTTCTGGCCGACTGAAACTTATCGGATGATTATAACCAGAAGCATCAACCACATTAGCTGTAGTATCACCATACGTATCAATGCCTGCCGCTTTAAGACGAAATATCTCATTGCATATTTGTTGCGGATCACCACCAAATGCTACCACTTCTATACTATGCGGTGAACGACCATCAGCATCAATAGTATCGCTTACATTTTCATATACTTGCACAGTTTGTAAACCTAAGATATTCTGTTCTAGATTAGCTTGAATAGCAGGCAAAGTAGCAGCGCCCAGAGTATATACACCACTATTATATCTAAGACGCAACTCATCATCGGTTTCCTGATTACGTCCAGTTTGTCCATCAACTAGATTATCTACCGTATTCCAACCATTAATTACCGTAATGATTTGAGTAAGAGTATGAGCGCCAACTTCTATTGGTCCATAGTTTATCGCTTGAGCAACAGCTATCGTTCCTTGCTTAAAGATAGAGATGCCAATGGAAACCATTACCGCAAATGGAACATTAGTAACTGTATAAATCCGTATATGATTAGCATCCAACTCAATAACATTACGCGAGGCAATCAGCAATGCCTCTAGTTGATTAGCAATCGAAACATTAGTATCCCCAGTTACAGCAGTGTAGCGATAATAAATGGTATCAAGTCTGACATAATACTCTTGCCCAACAGTCGCTGTATCTACGCTTACCGTAATATCGCCCGCCGCGTTTCTACTAATCGTCGTGGGGAGTATTGTATTAAAATCTTCTCCGCTTATGTTCGATCTAACCACAGAATTAACTGGAACAACTGTGCCCTCTACTCCATACAATACAATCCAAGCGAGAGATTGTTGTGCGAACAATCTTCTGACGCCAGAGAAACTAACTGCATGATCAAGATTAACCCCATAGGCAGATATAGGATACATGGCATGATATGCTGCCTCAGCCAATTCCCATACTGTTGCTTCCCGTTCCGCAAATACATCAATAAATTGACCAGTAATTGAGTCTGGTCGCGTTTCAAAAATAAGTCCAATGCTAGTCTGTAAACTAGTAATGATAGCTTGCCTTATTTCCGGCAACCGCATCCGTGAAAAACCAGAAGGCAATACACCATAGTCAAGAGGATTAGGAATAATATCAGACATGCATAGTATCCAATATCACTGAATCTTTTATCGGTCCATAATCAGTATTGGCGGCAAAGTTAACTGTCAGAGTTCTCCTGGCGCGGTCCCAGGTCATATTGAAACTGGTTATCAAAGTAACGTGAGGAACGTCGAGTATATGGAAACGAAATATGGTTTCGATGCTAGGCATATGTGGGTTCTTGACTAGAATATCCTCCAAGTAAGGCACGCCAAAAGTAACATCAAGAAACCATTCCCCCAAGAACGCCAGGAGATTGATCTTCACTTCTTGCGCAACTTTATCCGCACCGTTGATTGTCCAAATAGCATGTTTAGGCGGCACTACTCCTGGCGCGGAGACCACCGGGAATATCATGTCGTGATCTAGTCTCGACAATGCGAGATCATAAGTGCCTTGCGATCCACTCATACTGGAGTTCCAGAAGTTGCAATGCCAGATTGAACTCCAGTATGTCTATGCGCCTCTAGCGTAAACGAATGTCCACCAGCATCAACACGAATAGTATCTGCTTGTAACTTTAGTGAATTAGCTTGAATAATGATATTACCATCAGAATCAATAGATATAAAACCATTATTGTTACCAAGGCGGATATTATTATCAGGAGTAATACGAACCTCGGTTTCATTGAAACGCAACACTACATCAGTAGGATCAGCAGATATACCAGTTGGAGCACAACCAAGAATTGCAACACAATCAGAAAGATCAAATTGCCTCGGGTCATCTGGCATATCCTTATTACCTGATAACCATCCTTCCATTGATCGTTGCTGAAAAGCTAACATCACTCCATCGCCAGCTTTAACCGGCATAGTCAAACCAGACTTGCCACCACTACTTGTTGTCCAAACAATTGGAACTTCAACAATGTTAGGTGGCTCCAATGATTCATCGCTAGCAAGTGACTTGGGCAAATCAGGACGCACTACAGCGCGATTAGTTTCAGCATTATATGATACTATAGTGCCGGGCATCTGAGTGTTCATTTCAGACATGCGAGATTCAAGCATGTCTTGAAATGCGCTGACTACACGTTCAAACATCTAGTTATACCATCTGTGCTTCTAGATCGTCTTCTTCAATTATATCGCCAGCAGCACCACCACCTTCACTACCTCCAGAACCTCTAGCTGCTTTGCCACCTTTAGTGGATTTCTTTTTGCCGAGCGGTTTCGCAGGATCAACTAACTTCAATTCTGTTTGCCAATCGCCATCCCAATTATCACCAGTATGGGTTAATTCTTCAATACGAAAGATACCTTCTACAGCGCGAGACTTTAACAACACTCTATCGCCAGGATTAAGCATTGGCATCAACAATGTTTTTACTTTCCATCCATTCCAATCCTTTTCTATTGCTTTACCATCACCTTTCTTCTTAGGTTTGGTTTCAGCTTTAGTTTCTCTTTCACGTTCAGCATAACCTATCATACCAGAATCAGCGTCAATCTGGATGCCTTGTCTAGTGGTAACCATGCCTTTTTCTATAACTTGTAAATTACCATTTTGAATTGACCATTCGAGTTTGGTTCCTTTAGTAACTTTATCAAGTAGACTCCTGGCCGAACCGTGATGAGATAGGCCATTTTGCCATTGGCGTTCTGGCGCGTTACTTGCCAATGTTAACGGCAACCCCATCTTACCGGCCACATCATTAAGAATTTGAGTTGATTTGACGCCCTTTCCATAACTAAAAGAAACAGCCGTGTCACGTATCTCTTGGGCGCCATCACCGAGTTCAAATTCGGTAACCACATTAGGTCCATCAAACTTAGTCCAGGCATGGGTTACTCCACCAGAAAACATCATTAACGGGCCAGCATCTTCAGCATATCCAGCATACAGTAAACAGCGCGTATCAGGTTGCTCTAGTTGTTTCCTTGTGGTGCTAAGTAAGTTCCATACTTGTATCTTATTTGTATTGGGATTTTTATCAGCAGTCTTTTGAATACTGAAATTGATTCGCAATTCAGTAATTTCCACTCCTGCCTTACCTTTACCAATCAACAAACGATATACTCGATCAAACAGCAAGTGCGTTTATCCCTAAAATATCATTCCGCGTTATATAAACTAATTGATATTTAATTGTAAGAATATCATCGCGAGTTGGAGGACCATTATCATTATTCACTCTAACTAATTGTAGATCACCCAACGGCATATCCATATAACGAAATTGCCAAAGCAAAGGATAATTAGGCACCATAGCAATGCCATCAACTAATGTTTGATAAGATGAATTGCGAATGCCCATCCCCCAGTATTGTCCACTATCATTCCAATCAAGTATGATATAGAATAGTTCATCATCAAGAATAGCTTCAATAGCTTGACTATTCAAATCAGAAATAGTTAATACAATCATTTTCCTAGTCCTAGAAATGATTTAGCTTGATCTACATATTTCCCACCATTTTCCTTTATCTTGTGCGCTATACTTTCATCTTCAGGCGGCTTATCTGCATTACCGCTTTGGCCACCAGGCTTTTCGGTTTTACCTGTCTTACCTTTCGCTGTTGGCGCCGCTTTATCTTCAGCGGGCAAATCTGCTTGCTTGAGAGAAACTTTTTTAATGTGTCTTAGATCAGCATTGATAGTTAACCAGCCACCATCTTTACCGCTATTGCTGCGAATAATTGACAAATTAGTAAAGGCCATATCTTCATATTTACCTAAACCAGTTATTACAGTTATTGGCTGACGATCTTTGTGCATAGATCGCAATTTGCTAATGGCATCAATAAATTTAGAAGTGCAAGGCGCAAATGAAAAAGCAAATAGTTCACTAGATGAAGATGATATTGATCCAGTAATGGATAGTTCTTCATTGCCTTGAGTAATATGATCCGATATTTCCTCTCCGCCAGTTTCAACAGGATACTTGGTTACATCAGATGGCAACTTGAGGTTTTCTGAGACTAGAACATCAAGAGCAATAACCCCAATTTCACTTTTCTTATTATCTGCAAAGAACATAGAATAGACTGTGCTGCCTAGATTAACCGCTTGTCCACCAAGACCAATTAATCCGCTCATTGCGTTGCCGCCTCTGTTCTTGGTGCAGCATTTCTAGTTTGTCTAGCCAAAGCATCTAGTGCTGATTTAGCAGCATTATCAAATACTTTAGTTAGAGCGCCAGTAGAATCATCACCAACTGCATTAACAGTAACATCACCAACATTTACATTAACAGTATTATTTTGATCACCAGTAGTAACTGCTCCTGCTCCTGGCGTGGTCTGCCCAGTTACTTGGCCAGGAGTAACTACAGATGGCGTTAGCCCAACGCCAGTCATCCATGTTGGAAGATACCGACGCATAAAACCTGAGATGCCAGTATCACTACTTCCCGGCGGATGATTACGTAAATATTCATCATTCTTTTCTTTACTAAATGCTGGATCTTCACCACTAGCAGGACCAATGCCCATAAGGAATGTTAAAGCTCCTGCAACTAATCCCAATGTCCCCAACAATCCAACAAGTGAAATGCTATTCATCGCAGTAATAGAACTAGTCGCAGCCACAGCGGCAGAACCAACCTTAGTTAGTCCAGAAACAATTGAAGTGATTGCTCCAATTAGTCCTAAAAATCTAAGCGCTCGCCATACCATAAATCCAGCAGTAATAGCAATAACCAGAATAAGCATTAACTCAAATTCACCGCTAACACTACTTAATGATGTTCTTAGTTCTTTCCAAGCGCCACTAAAATCACCAGTAAATAAATCTTTTAACATTCGCAATGGGGCGAGCAAATCAGAATCAGCAAAGAACTGCTTAAATTTTTTCACAAATTCATCAAATGGGCCTAGCATATCGCCCATTACTGATTTGCCGCCACGCATCCATACCATTATATCTTCAATTACTAGCACTACACCAGCAATAGCCAAAGCTAATGCAAGGTAACCAGCAATTACTAAAGCATTAGCCGCCGCCCATCTTAATGTTGCCCAAGTAGCAGAAGCAAGCATCATTAAAAGTTTCGGGCCAAAAACAACAGCCAAAGTAATTTCAATTAACTGTAAAACTTTTCCAATACCACCAAGAGCGGTGGTCATTGCGGTTAAGCCTTTAACCACTTGGTCAGTTAACCAAATTATTCCTTTCGCAACCAGACTGTTAACTGATAGCAGTTTCCATAACTGCATCGATAATTGAACCGCAGCATTCCAAGCATAGTTAAATGCTTCACCTAACTTGCGTGGTCTGGCTGCAAAATCAGCATTCAATTTAGCTAACGGTTTGCCAAGCCCTTCAATTAATACTTTAGCAGTTAGCGTGCCTGCCTTAGCCATTGCTTCTAGTTGTTCTCTGCCATGCTCTCCTAGTTTCAATCCTTCAGCTAACGCATTAACGATATCTGGCGCTTGTTGAGTTAGCATACCAAATTGGCGTCTGCCCATTCTTCCCATTCGGAAAGAACGTTCAAACGTTGCCATAGTAGCTTGAATAGCTTCAGGACTAGCAGCGCTTAAGCGCAATGCCTTAAAGATATTTTCAGTAGTATCAAGTAATTGATCTTGACTTACATTGAGTTCCTTACTTTCATTAAGAAATTCTTTATATGTTTCTAATGCTTTGGTGTATTCAATACCAGTATTTTGCGCTATTTGAAATAGTCTCTGTTGCGCCGCGCCAATATCATCTCCCGCGCGCGCCATTCTAGTCAACTGATAAACTAAAATATTGGCTTCTTTACCAGCATGAATAAGGGCATCAACAGTTTCGTAAATCTTAGTAGCGGCAAATACAATACCAAATAATTTACCTATACCAACAGCAATTCCTTTGATCTTATTTGCTGCCGCTTCATACTTGGCAACGCCAGAAGCATCAAGCTGAAAGTCAAGTAGTGTAGTTAGTTCGCGAACAATAGCCATTACTTACTGCTCCTGGCGCGTTCGATTTCTCGATGCTCGGCAGCAGCCCGCATATCCATTAGCGCATTCAATTTTAGCAAATCAACTATGTCAACATCTCCATTCTTCACCTCAGATATTGTTACTAAACCTTCAAGTATTGGTCGCCAGATAAACAATTCGTCAACAAAATCTTCTCGCAAAACACCTATTGGTTCGCCACTTGGGGCGCTGCCTGTCCAATAAGGGTTCTGCCTTGCGTAAAAAGTTTTTCATAATTGAACCTCAATACTTCTATAACCAAACTAATCAATTCAAAAACATCATCGCAAGCCAGATTAATAGCGCCTTCATCTAATTGTCTAGGGGCATCACCGTTAATAGAAACAGAAACATATTCTTTATTCAATACCAACTTAACTAAACCCACCAATGAAGGACCATCCAAGTTTCTGGAGATAGTTTCCATTGCTTGCATAGCAGCCTTCATTCGTTCTTCGCCAGGATTATTAGGATCATTGGACTCCATTAATGAAGCCAATGGAGGCAAGAACTTCTTTTGAACTTCGCCTAATACACTAAGAGATAAGAAAGGATCAAAACGGCGTATATAAAATTTGTTGCCGTTATCTAATTCAAATTCATGTCTAGCCGCCACGTTCTCAGCGCCTCCTTTAATTAGCTGATATAGCGTTACCACCCACAACATAAATAGATGGAGGCGCAGTCTCAATCTGCCAAGCACGAGTCATTATCTCTTTTCCAAACTCAACATCAGCAGGCTTTACTACCCAAGCCTTAGATGCTTGAAAGATAGTTTCGCCACACAAGTCTTGAATAAGCAACGGCCCAAGTAATCCACCACAAGTCAATACATCCATACTAAACATTCCTGAAAGGAAATCATTAGCAGGACTAGTTTGCTGTAGAGTAATTGTTACTGTGCATCTGCGATCTGTGCTAATGGCTCTGGCAATTTCTCCATCAGCACCAACCTGCGAAGTTATGCCATCATTCTGCATAGTGATATTTACGAAGGTTCCGTCTGCAAAACCAGATATTGAAAAGCCGTTCATAACAACAACTACCCGTGAGGGGTTGTAGGTCTTCACCCCAGGCATTATGAAACCTCCTTCAACAGTTTACCATGCTCTTTCAGATGACACTGGCGACAAATCCATTCAACATCAAGAGGTTTATTATAATCCTCATGATGCGCTTCTGGATTAGGACCATCGCATCTAACACAAGAATCAGGTTTAATTAACTTACCTGATTTAACTGCCCATTCAACAGCATTATGAGCCCGTTCTTTTTCAGGGTTATTTTCTTTATAACGCTTTACAATTGCATATAGTTTATCAGGATTTTCCTTTCTCCAATTATACAATAGTTCTCTCGCAGCTTCAGGATTTTTAGCGCGCCAACCTTTAGTTCGTTCTTTAACTACTTCTGTATTCTTAATATAATATCGTCGCATTCGATTTTTAGTTTTTTCTTTTATCTTTTCAATTTCTTCTGTAGTTCTAATTACAGTTTTTGAATAAGGCATTCATTTTCTCCTATGCGATAACAGGAACAGTAGCTACAGGAAGACTCTCGTAAGTTAAAGCTCCAGTTATAATCACTGCGTGAATTGCTCCTGCCAATCTAGCAGTAAAGTAAATGTCTTGTAGAACACGACTGGCTTTTTGATTAGCAGAAATACTTGAACTCAAAGGAACAGTTACAGTATAGCTGGGAATAAAATTACCATCAGCGTCCGCTTCTGGTGGCGCTATGCCGCCGCGCTCGACACCAAAATCAAGAGCTTCAACAAGACGGCTACGAATAATGGCAATCCCAGGATCAGTGTAAGGGATACGATGATCAACAAGCTGCTGGAAGATAGTGACTTTAATTTCTTCACAAAGCCAATCTCTAAATCGAATAACATCGATCCATTCACCACCAGCAACTTTGCCGTTCTGTGTTATTGAAATATTACGGAACGGTTCAAAAGTATTACCATTTTTATCAAAAACATTTTGCGCTAATGTTTCTGTGGTATTAATGTAAGGCACAGCATCCAATCGTTGATTAGCCCAAGTCTCACTGCCAGGATTTTTAGTGAAACTCTTGGCCGCGATACCAACATCAGGGAAATCGCCAACATTGGTATCATACCACCAAGCAGTGCGGAAATAGTTTCCTGCCATAAGCAAGTGGCCAGTAGATGTAGTATCAGTAGCAGCAGGACTAGAGTTCAATACATTAGACAACACTGTAACAAATAGTTTCTCATTAGCTTCTGCCCATTGAGCGGCCTTAACCACTTTCGTTTCGTCATGAAGAACGTTACAAAAGGCATACCAATTATTGTTCTCTGCTTTAATCGCATCAAGATCAGCAGTAGGATCAGTGGCGCCAGTAGACAAACCAATGTATAGTCGTGGTGGATGTGGTATCTGCGAAAAGAATACCGATGCTGCTTTATATATTGGCATTGTAGAAGTCACGCCATAAGCAGCAAGATCACCAATGCTAGTAATGATGCCTACCTTAGCACCACCAATGGGTGTAAATATTCCATACAACAACAAATCAGAAAAGGTTTGCTGCGCAATAGACGCTGTTTGCAGTGAGATAGTAACATTGACGATCCGGTCGATATTGGCCGTGACACATACTCCCCTAAATTTTCGCTTGCCACGCGAGCGAAAAACGCGTTAATCCCATTTGGTGACTTCGTTCTTATCCCAGGGGGTTTCATCAGCATCCCAATCGGTGCCTGCTCCTGGCGCATTTGGACCTGGGATGGTTTCGTCACAAACTATTACAGCAGTTATCGGTTCAGGATCGAATATCTTATAGATATCAGGATCGCTGGCACCACCGATATAACTACCGTGAAGTATTACCGTATCTATCAATCCTGCATTATCATTTATGCTTTCTGTATAGAAGAATTCAAAATGGTAGATGCCCCTGCCTTCCCATTGCGAAAGGTTCAATAACTCTGGAACATAACCAATGAATAGACGTTGTCCAATAGCACAATCTATCCCAGCTTGATAATCAAGCATAGTTGGCGATTGTAGAACCATAGCCAAAGTGCTAATGGCAGATAGCGAATTGATACCATGATATAGCTGTATCTCAGCGGTGGCCTTACGCCAACCTGAAATTGTTACTCCACCAGTTTCATCTGGCGGCGAATAATACATATGATCAGGAATATCAATGTTGGTAACGTTCAACTGAACATAAGGTTTAACTAGACGCGGAACATTTTGATTGGCAAATATCACTTGCCAATTATTGCCGGTCAACGACACCGCCTTAGTTACAAGATCATACAACTTATCAATCAAGGAACTTGCTCAAATTGTTCCGTCTCAATTACTTCCAAGGCATAATAACGCCAGTGCGAAACTTGCGTATCTCTGGATTGTGCTAAGGTGTTAAAGTTGGCTTCGCCAAATAACAAGTATTGTGAACCATCAAACAGAAAGATATCACCGGCATAGCGCTCACGGCCAGGAGCAATTTCTTGATTAGCACAGCGTAGTCTTGTTTCAGTGTAAATTTTAATTCGCCTGCCAGCACGTCTGCCGTATGGCGTAGCTTCTATAAGTGATAAGTCTCTAGATGATGGATTTTGCACTGATGCCATTACTGTTATTTTGATTCCAGTATCATCAGCAAGAATGTATTTACCATTAATAATTTGACCAATGTCTCTTTGAATAACCTCATATGAAGTGCGAAATGAAGTAGTCATACTACCTCATACCGAACAGCACCGACCATGCGACCAGTATTGATAAGTGGTGAACTTGATCCTTTTGCTAATATAGTGCCAGGAGCATTAGGAACCGCCCAATTCTTAGCGTCGCTTATCGTTTTCTGAACAAGAGATTGATACTTCGCGCCAAGATTTTGCAACACTGTTGTATCGGTGATCTTACCATCTATCATTCTTCCAACAAGATATTCAGTAAATTTGGTAACTGTTTCTTTGCTAGTATCGGCGGTTGTTTGCATAAATGGACGCGCAGGAATGCGCGATGTGCCAAACTCATTGTAAGTGGCATAGTCCACTACAGAAACACCTTCAACTTGATCATTGCCCATCAAACCGATCTTGACGCCTCTACCGCGTAACGCCTTAAAGTCAAGCTCAATACGTTTGAATCCATAGTCCTTGTCCATGATGGTGACTGGCATGGATCGCCAAACCTCGTTGTTATTGCGCCTTTAGTGCAAATGTTCCACATTCTATTCCAAGCATCCCAAGGATTGCTTGATGGTCGCCTAGACTCAGTGCCAGTGGATTGCGTAACCGCAGCATAAGTAATCGAAACGTCACCCTCTTTCTCTTGGGAAATAGGGCCAACATAAGATTGAACTGGTTTACCAGATGATGTTTCTTCTTGAACAGAAATAAGATATGCAACAAACATTGCTTGGGCAAAATTTTGTCTATTGGTAGACAAACACCAAGGGCGCGCTTCTTCTGAAATAGCAAGTAACATATCCATCAATGCAGGATCAATATATGCTGGATTAGCAGGATCAAAATATTGCGGAAAGAACAATTGTAATATGGCCTTTACATCAGTCCAATATACTGGAGGATCAACAGCGTCAGACATTAACGATCACGATCGCGTTGTTCTTCTTCAGAAACTTGTCGATGTTCATCATCCTCCTGGCGTGCATCTCTACCAGGAGGCACATCTTCAGTAATCTCATAGGTGAAGAAACTATGATATGGACTATTGTCAATAACAAATTTGACTTCTTCGCTAATCTCCAAAGGGGTATGGGGAAGTATCATTTCCCCACCCAAGATAAATGAACGAGAAGATTGATTGGTTACAGTAATAGTCATTACTAAGACCGAGACTGTTGTGTTGGAGGATTTGGCGCGGGACGCTGTTGTGTTGGAGGCTGCTGAACTCTAGCTCCACCTTCAGTAGTAGGCTCTGGCGTCGGGGTAGGCGTTGGCTCTGGCGGTGGTGGTGGGTCTTGAATTTCTACCACTTCAAGCAAGCCTTCATTAGCCAATGCCTGCATTGACGGATGTTCCATGGTTACTTCCGAAACTGCTACTGGAAGGCCAGGAGGCAAAGCATCACCAAGATGAGTAGTGATTAGTCGTTCAGATTTATTAAGGATCGCAAACATAGTTGTTCTCCTATCAGGTAGTAACAGCGGAAAGCAAAGCCAATGGATAGAAGATACTGACACCGCCAGATCGCGCGATACAATCAGTAACGATTTCTAGATTGCGCGCTTCTGGCGGAAGCTGCGTAAACGGCATCACATACGTATGCGAAATATTATCCGCACTACGCTCATAGAGCAGACCCAAATCTTTAGTGCCACTCACCGCAGCAAGCTGCATTTCCCAGACATTTTCAACAGCAATACCAGGGTAATTGCCCCGGAACCATTGCAGCGGAGTGATGGGAGTTAGACCAGAAGCACCAGTGATGAACTTAGTAGACGCGGCATTGTAAGCCTTAGGCGCGAGACTAAGCACATTCGGCGTATGCGTGCCTTTGACTTGGTTCTGATAAGCCACCACCCACTGGTTTAGATTAGCAAGAATTTGATCGCCAGTAAGAGATGTCCAATCGCCAGCGTTAGTCAATACTAGCACAGGAAGATTTGGATGAGTAAACAATCCAAACAATCCATAGTTAGCATCACCACGCAACTTGATATCGGCAATCTTTAGTTCCATTGCTCTCCTGGCCGCTGCCGCCTTACGAGCATCTAGACCCTGACCAGTTTGCCGTGAGGCTCTTAGTTCATTTATATTGTAGCCATAACTATCGCCAAGTGTTCTAACAGTCGTCATTCTACTGGTAGCGCGAACGTCAGCACGAGGTAGATCGTCAGCATAGTTAGATATAACCTTGGCCATACCCACCATGTCGAACGCATATTGCCAGACATTTTCTGCCCATTCAGGAACTGAAGTATCATCTGGGACTAGCCGATCGGCATTGATGGCAGGTAGTTGACGATCATAAGTATTGGCGCGGATATAGTCAAGTTGTCGTGCAAGAAAGATAGTATCAGCATCTTCCCTGAAGTTATTTTTGATGATCGGCGCATTCTGCAATACAGTAAGATCATCCTCACTGTAATGCTGGTGATCAAGCGGTCCAGGCATAATACATTTCTCCTATTATACCAGAGGATAATGCAATTCGACAATTGCACCTTTGGTGTAAGTTGTCCAATCAACATTCAACAAGTCAATAGCGGCAGAACGAAATACAGCATTAGTAACCGCAATCGTTCCAGTAGTATTGAATGCACCAGTAGCCGCTGTTACTTTAGCCGCAGCACCATCAACGACACCAGTAGCATCATCAACGGCAACCCAAGCGCGACCACGAGTCAATACTGAAACAGCATCATATTGGCGATATCCACCATTGTATCCGATGATATGATCGTGCAGCGCAACACCAACGCAAAGTGCAGCAGAAGCAGCACCGGGCTTAATAGTAGCAGCGCCAGCCGCAGTTCTTTGCACTGCTACGCCTACATTAATCAATGTTGATGCCGGAAAGGTATCAACATTATCCTCCATACTATCAGCCTTCATGCCAATAAAGGCAGGGGCCATATAGTTAGCATAAGCAGAACCAGACATTATGCAGCTTCCTTTTCACCACGAATGCGACGCAGCATACGTTCCCTGGCATCGGCAGAACTGCCACCAGAAGATTTAGTTTCATCCTGTTTAGTCGTGGTCTTTTCGCGTTGCCCTTTCGCAGTTTTATTTTTCTGCTCTTCATGAGCAAGTGTTAGATCGAAAGCAGAATTAACATAGTCATCAGATTTGCCATCAAACCTAAGCTCATTGCCAAGCTTATTGATGATCTTTTCTTTGATAGAACGATCAGAATCATCCGCATCAAATTTAATAGAAAGCTGATTGGCTTTATCTTCAAGCTTAATGCGATCACGAGCAACCATGCGCTCTTTGTCCAATGACTCTTTATGAGTCTTGGCAAGATTGGCCAGTTCATTCTTAGCAGTATCACGCTCTGCTTCAGCTTTATCAGCACGGGTAGTAAGCAAAGCAATCTCTTCTTTCTGCTTAGTGATATAGTTAATTACCTCTGGCGCAGCGGGATATTCAATCCCGTCAGACCTAAATTTCGACAATGGAACATCAGGCATATCGTCCTCCACTTCAAAAGAGACCAATTCATCCGCATCAAGCCTGATGCGAGCATTACCGGCACGACCCTTGTTTACTACCGCGAGATGATTGTAAACAATATCACGTTGAACTTGGTCATACTTTTGTCCATTCCATTCGCCAGGAACAGCATCAATACGACATTCATAACCCAAAGATAATTCTCGTTTCTTCCCTATTTTATTAACGTTATGAATTACGATATCAGCAACTACATCACTATCTTGCTTTACTCCTGGCCCCATAACCGAACCGACAACGATGCCGTCAAGGTTACTGTTAGTGTTAAGGATACCTCTATGTCCGTCGGTGATGGGCATTCCTCTGATGCTAGTAAGACTATCAGCTTTGAATACTTCTTCATCTGGTCGGTATTCACGAATTGATTTGCCACTAGCATCTTTGTATACAAATATACCCGATCGTGTAATTACTGGTCGATCAATAATCCAACCATCTTTACTACGCTCCGCAGTAATAGTTATATTGTCATATCTACTAGGCATCAGCTTCTTCCAACAGTGATGCTTGGAACTCTAAAAATTCTGGTAAGATCGGTTCTGCCCAACACCGGCACTGATAATCATCACCGGGATGACCCGTTTCTGCTGGCGGATTATCCCAAGTGAATGTTTGATCTTCATTATCAGCATGAGTATCTCTAACCCGTTCATCCCCCACTGTTCGCCAGATGTAACTATCTACACCCATATCAACTTGACGTTCCATCGTCAATTGGCCATTTAGTTTAGCAATCTGATCACGCGCAATTAGTTTAGCGCGACTATCTGATACATCAGTTCTTTCAGACATTATATTGAATACTGCTTCTTTAGCATCCTTCAAGTTGGTGCCATCAATCAAAGCTTGCCTAGTTTGTTCGGCAATTTGCAAGGAAGTTTTATGCGGGATATCTTTGATTAGAAGGCTGTTGTTTCTAGACCAATTCTCTAGCAATACTTTGAATTGTTCTGGCCGTTCCTTAGTAGGATCAACACCATATTGCGAACGAATCAATCTAGTCCATTCAGCCTTATTGTATTGGTTAACTTGTGGCCCAACCCGTAGCATTTCTTTAATCGCTTGATTAGTAGGTTGCCGCATATCAGTGGCAATCTTTTGCATTATCTGATTAAGTTGATCTTGCCAACCCAAAGCATCTTGTCGGATTTGACCAGTAGGCAAGTGCACAGCAGTGGCCTCTTTCGCCATTATTTCTACATATGGCGACATATTACGCTTCAGAATTTGTTTATATTTACGGTTCATGTTTAGTAGTATCTTGCGATACGCAAACTCCTGGCCGATGGGATATTTCATCGGCACAATCTTAGGGCGTTTTCTAGGCATTTACTTCAACAATCATTACTCCTGGCGCCATTTCTATCGCCACAGATACGGCATCATGTCTAGTATCAGTAGCAACATTACTTTCCATAGGATCGAATACTTTGATTGATTTCTTGGCCTTATCGAATGATACTATAATTTCAACCTTATTTTCATCCTTAGCAGAATACCAAATAGGCACTAAAAACCGATTATCGCTTGCTTGATATACAACATAATCCATATTTTCATTCATACCAGATACAATAATATCCAATTTGCCAGGCTCAAAGCCATGCTTATCCCCACGATCATGACATATACTACATAGGTTCTTCAAAGCATCTGCTACTGGCCGAGGATCATTTGCGTGATCCTTCGGAAACAACCCACAAAGATAAGCAGTTCCATAGTCGAATAGAGCATACCACCATAGACCAATAGTGCCGTTTTGGGCACAACGCAATAGAGTTATCAAAGTATAGTATGCATCTCTTTCACCTGACCAACCAGATTGATCTGGTTTGTGTCCTTCATTATTGTATAGTGTTGGATGAAATTCTGTCAGGTGGATTGGCTTTTGTGCATATACACCCCACAATCCACCGATGTATTCATTGATGGAGGAACCAGTATTAGCAATATCAGGATTGCCAGGAGGATAATAATGGCCGTTGCCGTGATCAAATTTAGTGTTAAGAGCATCCAAGTTATCTTGGTTTCCACAGTAACCAGTTATCCATCCTTCTGGATGCGGAGTTCCAGCAACGATACTTGGCCCCATTACTTTGGCGTTCAAATGCTCAGACCATAGTTCATCTTGTATATCTAGCGTTACATTAAATGGAACTTCACCACTACCAAAATTTGTATTGGGTTCATTTAAGCCTTCAATCCATTTAACACCACATTCAGGATCGGCAGCTAGACTAATCATAGACGGAACATCATTAGT